ACAAGCGGCAACAAGATCGTCAGCGTGGTGCAGGTGACCGAGACGGACACCGCGCAGGCGACGACGCGCATCAAGATACGCGCCATCAATCAAGTGGCGGAAACCGATATCGCGCAGGCGATTGCGCATGTCAAAGGTCGCGCGGTTGCGCAGGTGACCGAGACCGATGTCGCGCAAGCTATTGCGCGTCGCAAGACCCGTGTCATCGCGCAGATCAGCGAGATCGATGTTGCGCAAGCCATCGCGCGCAGCAAAGTCAAGGCGATCGCGCAAGTCACGGAGATCGATAGCGCGCAGGCCATTGCGCGACTCAAGCTCCGCGGCATCGTGATGGTGTTGGAGATCGACACCGCCCAGCCAATCGCATGGTCGCCCAAGCGCCGCTTGGTCGGCCAGGTGGCGGAGACTGATATTGCGCAGCTCATCACCGTAGTGTCATCGGGTGTGGTCCCGACGGTTCAGCCGGGCGCTTTCACTGCCGGACGACCGCGCACACGCAGTGGCGCCCGCCCGCGCAACACCAGCAGCGACCGTCCACGCAACAACAGCAGCGCCCGCCCGAGGAACTGACCGTCGATGACCACCAAACTGATCACCGCTGCGACGTTTCTGCCGGTGACGCTTGCCGAGGCTAAGTCGCAGAGTCGCGTCGAGGCCAGCTTCGTTACCGACGATGCGCTGATCACGCTGCTGATTGCCGTCGCCACCCGACGCTGCGAGCAGGAGATCGGCCGCAGCCTGATGAAACAAACCCGCGAGACGGTGCTCGACGCGCCGTTTCCGAGCGCGCTGCAGTTGCGTTGGCTGCCGGTGTTGGTGATCGAGAGCATCAAGTACCTGGATCTCGCCGCGGTAGAAACGACGCTGGTCTCGACCGAATACAGCAGCGACGACTTAGTCGACATCGAGCGCAACGCGTTCTACGTATTTCCGGCGTTTGGCAAGCAATGGCCTAGTGGCGTACTCGACGCACCGAATGCCATCCGCGCGCGCTACCGCGCCGGCTACAGCGACAGTGCGACGGAAGCCGTGCAGCAAGCCGCCGTACCCGAACCGATCAAGCAATGGATCCTGATTCAGGTGTCAACGATGTACGAGCATCGCGAAGAGATCGCCGCCGGCGTTGCCGTCAACGCGCTGCCCGGCCGCTTCGTGCCGGGCTTGCTCGATCGTTATCGCATTGTCTCGATCTGATGAAGGCGGCCAGCACGATCCGCGCCGGCGATCTGCGCGAGCGGATCGTCATCCAGTCGAAATCGATCGCGCGCAACAGCATCGGTGAAGAGGTGGTGACCTGGCCCGATTTCCTCACGCTGTGGGCGCAGGCCGAGCCGCTGCGTGGTCGCGAATTCTTCGCCGCCGCGCAGATGCAGTCCAGCGTGGAGGTGCGTTTTCGGATTCGCTATCGCAGCGACATCACGGTCGACACTCATCGCGTGCTCTGGCGGGCGGTGACGTACGACATCCGATCGATCATCGATGCCGACGCTCGCCGCGTAGTGCTCGAACTGATGTGCGCCAGTGGCGTGCATGATGCGAGATAGCCGTGGCCGACAACGTTCGTATCAAGTTGATCGGCATCGAGCAGCTCACAGCATCGTTGCGGTCTTTGCCGGACAAGATTCGCAAACGCGCGGTGCGTGGCGCACTACGCATCGCCGCGCGCGTGATCCGGGACGACGCCAAATCCCGCGCGCCCGTCCTGCAACAGTCGATACCGCAGCGCACGCGCGGCACAGTCAAGCGACGCATCAGCGTGCGTCCCAGCAAGTTCGCGCGCCAGGCCGGCAATGAAGGCGTGTTCATCGGGGTTAAGCCATTGCGCGGCAAGACCGACACCCGCAAGTTCGGTAAGGGCAGCGCGCGCAACCCGAACGACCCGTTTTATTGGCGCTTCCTCGAATTCGGCACACGCAAGATGGGCGCGCGTCCCTTCCTCGGGCCCGCCGCCCGCAGCAAGGGCGAACAGGCGATCGCGCGCTTTCTGAAAGAGGTCGTGCCGCAGATCCAGAAGTTGAATCGCAAGGGAGCCTGAGGTGTCAGCCGAATCCATCGTGTACGGCTGGCTGTCCGGGTTCGCCGGACTGACGGCGTTGGTCGGCACCCGTATTTACCCTGATGTGATTCCCGAGCAGGCGAGCTTGCCGGCGATTGCCTTCACGCGTTCGCAGACTGAGCCGGTTAGCACGATTCACGGCAGCGTGTTCGCCGAGTTCGTCGCCGTCCAGATCCAGGCCTGGTCGGCCACCCGCACTGAAGCCGAAGCCGTGGCCGATGCCGTGGTCGACGCGCTCGCCGCGAATGCCGAGATCTATATCGCCCGCGGCGCCCTATTCGATGAGGAGACGGGGTATTTCGGCACCCACGTCGATGTCTCGGTGCTGGTCAACGCGCCTTAACTGTTTTGCCCGTGCGGACGTCCGCACATCAGTCATTCACCGCTCCGGCGGATTTTTTTTGGAGACCATAGATGCCTTCCGTTCGCAAGTGGAGCAACGTCGCCGTCGCCGTGCAATCCGCGCTGGGCGCTGTCAAGACCATCACCGCCATCACCAAGGCCAATCCGGGTGTGGTCACCTCGACGGCGCACGGCATTGCCAACGGCGCCTATGTGAAGTTGACGATCCAGGGGATGTACCAGCTCGATAGCCGTGTGGTGCGGGTCGCCAACCAGGCCGCCAACACCTTCGAGTTGGAGGGCGTCGACACCACGCTATTCGATACCTTCACCTCGGGCACGGCTGAGGAAATCACCTTCGGCACTTCGATCACTACCGCGACCGACATCACCGCCAGCGGCGGTGATTTCGACTTTATCCCTACCACTACGATTCATGTGAACGTAAAGACTCAGATTCCGGGCCCGGCCAATCCGGCGACCTACACGTTCAACAATATTTGGGACATTTCCGACGCCGGCTTGATCGCGCTGAAGGCCGCGTCCGATAATCAGGCACAGCGCGCGTTTCGCTTCACGTTCGGCACCGCCGGCCAGAAGATGCTGTTTAACGGCTACGTCGGCGCCACGCTATTGCCGACCGGCACTGCGCAGGACAAGGTGGTCACGCCGGCGACCATCACGATGTTCGGTTCACCGACTTATTACGCCACCTGATCCGCATGAGTGCCGCCATCATCGAGCGTCTGCGAAAAAACCGCGAAGTCAAGGTGTCGGCCGGGGGCCACATATTCGTCGTGCGCCGGCCGACTGACCTCGACATGATCGAATTACGGGGCGAATTGTCCGCGCGCGCCTTGCTGCGTTACCTGGTCGGTTGGGAGCAGGTCACCGAACTCGATATTATCGCCGGCGGCGCCGCCCATCCGGTCGCATTTGATGCCGGCCTGGCATCCGAGTGGTTGCCCGATCGGCCGGACCTGATTAGCGCCGTCGTGCAGGGTGTGATCGGGGCATATAGCGAACACAGCGCGCAGCGGGAGGCAGCCGCAAAAAACTGATTGCGTGGCTCGAGCAACTCGACCAGCCGTTTGAGTCCACGCCGCCGCCGCTCGCTGCCGCCCTCGTTGTGCGTGCCTGGAATCTGATGGGCGGTTTGGATTGGGCCGCCCTGCCCATCGTGGTCGAGATGCTGGGCATCACTGATGTTGACATCCTGATCACGCAACTGGTCGCCATGCGTGAGCACCTGGCGCGGAGAGAGTAACTATGGCTATCGCCACCCTGACCGTTGACTTCGTTGCCAAGATCGCTGACCTGCAGCGCGACTTCGACAAGGCGGCGCAGATCGCGCAGCGCAACGCCGCCAAGATGGAGAGCGCATTCAATGCGGTCGGCCTTTCGCTCGGCACGCTGGGCGCTGGACTGTCAGTAAGCGCCGTCGTCGCTGGGGTGCGCAACCTGGTCGGTGCGTTCGATGATCTTGACGAAGCCGCGCAGGCTGCCGGCGTCGGTGCTGTCGCATTGTCCGAACTGCGCACCGCCGCGCGTCTATCCGGCGTCGATGCGGAGAAACTCGACACCGCGCTGACTAAGCTCAACGTCAAGCTGGCCGACGCCGCCGGCGGCAGCACCGATGCGGTTGCTGCATTTCGCGCCATCGGCGTGAGTTTCAGAGACGCCAACGGCAACGTGCGCGGAACCGAAGTCGTGCTGCGCGACGTGGCGGCGCGCTTTGCCACTTTCCGCGATGGCGCTGAGAAGTCCGCGCTCGCGGTCGAGTTCTTCGGCCGTGCCGGGGCCAAGCTGGTGCCGCTGCTCAATCAAGGCGCAGACGGCCTGCGCGCGTTCAGCGGCTTGTCCGAAGAAACGGTGAACAATGCCGTCAAGCTGCAGCTCGAGTTCGATAAGCTGAGCGTGAGTGCCGAGCGAGTCAAGAATTCGTTTGCCGCAAAGTTGGTCCCAGCGTTGAATGAAATGATCGGTCTATTTCAGCGGGTCGACTTACAGCAAGTCGGCACGGAATTCTTGTTGAGCCCGATCAGTGCGGTATCCAGATTCGTCTTCGGTTTGAGAAGTCTCCGACAGAATCTGGCCGACTTCAACGCCACCGCCGAAGAAAGTCGGCGACTCGCCAACAGCCCGTTGGCGCAACTGACCGCCGGACAGGAGCGAGCCCCGGTAATCTTCAAGGGTGTCGTACCGAAAAAGGAAGAGATCAGCGATGCCGCTCGCGAGTTGTCGGCATTCGTCGACGGCCTGCAACGACAGATTGAAAAAACCCAGGAACTGAGCAACGTCGAGCGCGGTCTGGCGTTGATCCGTGCCAACCCATCACTCGAAACTGCGCAGGTACGCGAGCTGCTGCAGGTGCTCGGCGAGCGCGCTGACGCGGCTACCCGTGAACTCGAGATCCGCAAGGAAAATGAAGCGCTGTTGCAGAAACAATTCGCCGCTGAGAAGCAGCTCACCGATCAAATTTTTGAACTTAGCGGTATCGCCGAGGAAGAGCGCAAGCGGGTACTTACCGAGCAGCTTGAGATCCTGATCCAACAAAGCCAGGCGCAAGAAGCTGCCAGTGGAATTCCTATCCTGAGCAACGAGCAGATCGAGCGCGCCGTCAAGGGGATCGCCGGCATCAGGGATGAATTGAAAGATACCAATGACTTCGCTAAGCAGCTCGGCCTCACCTTCAGCAGCGCCTTCGAAGACGCGATCGTGAGCGGCCAGCGCTTCAGCGACGTGCTCAAGGGCTTATTGCAGGATCTGCTGCGCCTGGTGATCCGTCAGCAGATTACGGTGCCGTTCGCAAATTTCTTCGGCGGCCTGCTAGGTGGTATTGGCGGCGGCGCAGGTGGCGGCGGTGGTGGCGGCAGTGATGGCGGCGGCGCCATCGCTACCAGTAACCGAGGCGGTGCCAGCAAAGGCACCACCGTGATCTACAACATCAACCAGATCGGTAGCGGCATCACCCGTGCTGATGTTGCCAGCGCCATGGAGCAAACCCGGCAGGCGACCATCGCGGAGCTTGCCAACCTGCAAGCGCGCGGCCGTCTCTCATTCGGCTAGGTCATGGCCGACATTACTTGGACCACGGCACTACCGGTGCCGTCGGGGATGACGTTCGGCCTGCACTCCAACACATTCGCCTTCGACTCTCCGCTCAGCGGCACAGTACAGACGGTCAGCCTGCCGGGTGCGCGCTGGATTGCAACATTGCAGTGGGCCACCCTCACGATTGAGCAGGCCGCGCTATTGCAGGTGATGTTGGTGCAACTACGCGGCCGTGCTAACCGCCTGGTGCTATGGAATCTAGCCCGCCAGACGCCGCGCGGGGTCGGTGGTGGCACGCCATTGGTCAATGGCGCGGCGCAGACCGGCGCCAGCATCAACATCGATGGCCTGCCCATCAGCACCAACAACATCTACCTGCCGGGCGATTTTCTCGGCATCAGCGGCGAACTTAAGATGGTCACCGCCCCGACCAACAGTAATGGTAGTGGCCAGGCCACCGTCACGTTCGAGCCACCATTGCGCGCCTCACCGGCGGATAACAGCGCGATCGTCACCGCGCAGCCGACCGCAAAGTTCGTACTCGCCAGCAACGACGTGGCCTGGCAGCATGTTGCCGGGCAAGCGCGTTTCGTCAGCGCGTTCGAGAGTCAGCTTGCTGAGGTGTTCTCGTGAGCCGCACCTTTACCTCCGGCGTCGCCACCGCAATCGCCGCGCCTCACGTTACCGGTGCGCATCTGGTCGAAATGCAGTTCGGTAGCGGCACGGTGCGGGTCACAGACCTGCCATATGACATCGTGCATGCCGGCAACATCTGGACCGGGCTCGGCCACATGGGCAGCATCGAGCCGGTGCGTGAAAGCGCGCAGTCCGAGGCGACCGGCCTGCGCTTTACCCTAGCCGGCCCGATCGCCGCCTATCTCAGCCTGGCGCTGCAAGAACAATTGCAGGGCGATCCGGTGCTGCTCTATGTCGCGTTTTTCGATAGCAATCATCAGATCATCGCCGACCCGGCCTTGGAATGGTCCGGCCGCGCCGATAGCATGTCGATTCAGGATGGCGGCGAGAACGCATCGATCAGCGTCACCGCTGAGAGTCGGTTCGCCGACTTCGCCCGCCCGAGGATCCGCCGCTTCAGCGACGCCGATCAACAGGCCGCATACCCCGGCGACCGGTTTTTTGAATTCCTGCCGCAGATGGTCGAAAAGACGCTAATTTGGCCGGCCCGCCAATTCTTTGAGCGGTAACCGTGAAGCGGTTTGTGGATTGGCCGGAGCGACTGGCTGCATATTTTGAATCGGTGCGCAGCACGCCGTTTGCCTGGGGCAGTCATGACTGCGCAACATTTTGCAATGACGTGATTCGTGTGATAACCGGCATCGACCGCTGGCCTGCATTGCCGAACTACAGCACCGCGCGTGGGGCGATGCGGATCACCGATCGTGGTGGCCTGTTGTCACTGGTCGAGCTGAGCTTGGGCGAGCCGGTGGCGCCTTCCTATGCGCGCCGGGGCGACGTGGTGTTCTATCTGCACCCGAAGCATGGCCCGGCGCTCGGGATCTGTAATGGCGACAACTTTGCCGCGCCGGGCGATGCCGGACTGGAGTTCGAGTCGATGATTGCCGCCAGCCACGCTTGGCACATCGGATAGCGGATGCCGAGCCTCACTCGCGATAGCGGCTTCTTGCGCATTGCATCGCTGTTCGCGTACTTTATTCCGGTGGTCGGCCCATGGGTTGCGTTGGCATTGAACGTCCGTGCCAACGATGTCGACCGCCGCAACGCTAACCGTGCCGCGCGCGACGCCTACAACGCCAGCCTGCTCGACCGCCTGCAGGTGGTGCGCAGCGCTGAGGCGCCACGCGGCATCTGTTATGGCGAGACGGTAATCAGTGGCGTGCTGACCTATGTGCGCGCGTACGGCACCAACAATGCGCAACTGGTGATGGTGCTGTCGCTATTCGCCGGCCATGAGATCACCGGAATCGATGAAGTCTGGATCGGCGATCGCGCGGTCGGTGCGCTCGACGGTAGCGGCTTCCCCACTGGCACGCCATTCAAGACCACGGTGCGAATCGTGGCCAACCACGGAGTGGTCGGCACCGGCAGCTCAACCCAGGCGATTAGCGTTTCATTTACGCCGGTGGCCGGTACCGTCAGCGCGGTGGCAGAACCGGGTGACGGCGCCGGTTCGTTTTCGGTGCCAATAGTATCTGTGGTCGGCACTACCATTACCTTCGATACTTCCGCCATCGGCGCCGGTGTCAACGTCAACATCAATTACCTATACGATTCGCCCAGCACATGGCTGCGGATCAAAAAATATCTCGGGCTCGCATCCCAGACCGCCGACACCGACATCATCAACGCCGGCGGCGGTGAATGGACTGATCAGCATGACGGCCAAGGCGTGGCTTATGTGGCCATCTTCGCCACCTACAACGAAGACGTATTCCCCACCGGCGTTGAAAATGTGAAATGCCGGGTGCGCGGCAAAAAGCTTTACGATCCGCGCACCAGCACCACCGTCTATAGTAAGAATCCGGCGCTGGCTGCGCGTGATTACCTGACCGACACACTGGGCTTCGGTTGCGCCGCCGGTGAGATCGATGAAGCGTCCTTCATCGCTGCCGCCAATGTCTGCGATGAGGTGGTCAGCGAATCGACCTGGAGCGGCAGCGTCTGGTTTGTTGACGATCATCCGCGCTATGAGTGCGACACGTTTCTAAGCACCGCCAGTCCGCGCGACCAGAATCTGCAAATTCTGGCCGATGCGATGGCGGGCTATGTGGTTTACAGCCAAGGCAAGTGGCACGCCTTCGCCGGGGCGTTCAGCACGCCGACCGTCACGCTCAGCGAGAATGATCTGGCCAACACCGGCGAAATCGCGATCAACGCCCGCGCGCCGCGCCGCAGCCTGTTCAATACCGTGCGCGGCACCTTTGCCGATGCGCTCAACAGTTACCAGGTCACCGACTACCCGCCGGTGACCAACGCGACCTACAAGTCGCAGGACGGTGGCGAAGAACTGGTGGCCGACATTCCATTGCCGGCGGTCACCAACGTGGTCCGCGCGCAGCGGCTCGCAAAGATATTTCTGGAACGGCATCGCCAGGCGCTCACGTTGCAGGCCACCTTCAATTTGCGCGCCTATGCGGTGACGCCGGGCGACATCATTGCCATCACGCTGGCACGCTACGGCTTCAGTGCCAAGCCGTTTCGCGTGCTCGAGCGCGAGTTCAGTCTCGCGACCGGCGTGCGGCTCACCCTGCGCGAAGAAGCTGCAGGCATCTACGCCTGGGGCAGCACCGAAGCCACCACCGAAGATTTGGCACCGAACACCACGCTGCCCAATCCGTTCAGCGTGGCGCCTATCGGCATGATCACGCTGGCGAGCGGCACCGCCTGGCTACAACGCAATGCCGATGGAAGCATCGTCGCCCGCATCCACGCCAATTGGCCGGCGATCGCGGATGTCAACGTGACGCAGGGCGGCAGCATCGAGGTTGAAGTCTTGCGCATCAGCGCGCCGGCGTCCGGCAGCTTCGAACCGATCCTAGAGTTGCGCGGTGATGCGACCGAGGTCCTGATCGCCAACGTCGAAGAGGATCGTTATTACCAGGTGCGCGCCCGTGCCCGAAACGGCTTGCGAGTGCGCAGCGCCTGGACCTACAGCGCCAACCACCTGGTGGTCGGCAAGACTGAGCCGCCGAGCAATGTATCCGGTCTCACCTCCGAGATCGTCGTCAACGGCATCCTGCTCAAGTGGGACGAAGCCACCGACCTCGACTATCAGGCCACCGAGCTCAGGCTCGGCACGATCTGGGATTCCGCACTCGTCATTACCCGCAAGAGCAGTCGTACGCATCTGTGGGGCTGGCAACTTGCCGCCGCGCATACCGTGTTGGCCAAGCATTACGACACCAGCGGCAATGAGAGTGCCGACATCGCCAGCACCTTGGTCAATGTAGCCAACCCGAACACGCCGTCGCTGCAGGCGACCGTCATTGCCAATAACGTGCTGCTC